TTGCTATTTCATATTGTTCCCTGTTCCAGTCTTTTTCACCGTCTCCATATCCTAGTTTTTTGTTCTTTTTTCTGTAGTGTTCAAGGCTACGCCAGTAGCCTTCTTCTCCCTGGCTTATGTCAATTTTTTCTCCCATTATCCATCGTTCTTGTTTATCCAGTTTTTGTAGCCATAGTTTTTCTCGTTCTTCCTCACTGTATATTTTGTTTCTCCAGTATATTGGCATTCCGATCTCATGTCCTGTTCTTGTTAGGTACGTTTCTTTTGTCTTTTCTCCTTGATATTTGTTCAGTTTACTGTTGTATTGTTTTGTGTAGTTTCCGCCGATTCCTGCGCTCGTTAGTATTTGTGATTTGTAGTACTTATGATCTGTGTCTAGTTTTGTTATGTATTTTACTATGTAGTTTATAGTTTGTGCGTTTACGTAGTTTTTCTGTGTTGTTTCTGGTCTTGGCCATATCCACCCATATTCCCATTTTTCCCTGATTTTTGCGAAGCTTTCATTTGTCCATACTATACCGTGAAGGTGTATATTTTCTGTTCCTTTGTGTCCCAGTTCTGTTACTAAGAAGTGTCTCAATGATTTTTTATATTCCTTCCTCCAACGTTCTAGGAATAATCTTACTGCTCTTATTGCTATTTGGTTGTCAAGTTCATATCCTTCCAGGTGTTTTAATCCCGGCCAGTTTTTGGTCGCTTCCATGTTATATATTTTCTTTATGCTTTCATTACTTAGAGTCAGTGTTACCATTTTTCCGTTTTTGTGTTCTTTGATATCCTCCATCAGTCTTATTTGCCAGTCTCTGCTTTTACTGTGTCTGCATTCCATGCACTCACCACACTCTATTGGTACCCACATAACCCTTTCATCAGAAACGGGGGGAATATTCCCCCCGTTCTTTTTGTTGGCTTTGTACTTAGGATTTTTGATTAGCTTTGGATATAAGCACATTTACTGCATTTTTCGTTCATTACTCGGTTTTGCTACACCGTCTGCTATTCTTTGTATTGCCCCTCCCAGCGTGTTCATCACCCCCGGATGATTTGCCTGGTATTCAGCTGTGAATTGTTTGATTCTTGCCTCTTTGTCTGCTATGCTTAACTGTGTCCATCCTTGCAGCAGCCTTTCTGCTATTGCTTTTGTTTCTGCGTCTTTGTTTGTTGTTTCTGCTATTGTCAGGTTGTTTTTCAGCAGTTCTCCTAATGCTTTTACTTTTATTCCATAGATCTCATATTCCATTGTTTCGCCTGTTATCTGGTTTGCGTTTCTTTTGGCTATGATTTCTTGTTCATTCTTAGCTACAAGCTGTTCCCAGGCTTCCATCTGTTCTTTTATTGTCTGTCTGCTTACACTTGCCGCTATTTTCTTGATTTCTGAGTCTACTCTTGTATTAGCTTCTGTTGCTTTTTGTGCTGCTGTATTTGCTTGTAGATTTTGGCCTTTTAGAGGCTGATTAGCGGCTTCTCCTGTTATGTTGGCTGTTTCTGCCTTAGTTTTCTCAGTTTGGGCTGCTAATAGCGCCATTTGCGCTCCCATGAGGCCCATACCTTGAGCTTCTCCCCCGCCTTGCGGTGCTTTTCCGCTTTCTACCCCTGTTGCACCTGTTCCGGTTGTCATTCCTCCCTGACCCCCCATTCCGTATAGTAACCCTGGGTTTAGCCCTGCTTTTGCTAGTTCTTCCATTTGGGCCCCATAGTTTGTGTTCTTCCACATTTCCATTTGCTTTTTATAGCTATAGTCAGTTATTTCCTTGCTGCCTTTGATTCCCAGCTTCTGTAGCTTTTCTTGCTGCCTTAGTTGTCTTCTGTCATTTTCATCAGCCAGTAGGAGCCCCATCCCGGTGCCCGCCATTTGACCTGCTGTTTGTAGCATGAAGTTTTCTAGTCCTGGCATTTTGTCCTCCTTCTTTTTTTTGAGTAATGTTGACCTATTTCTAGGTCTGTCTTGTTTAGTATTTTTACTATACCTTTATTGGATAGTCTTTGTCGCAATTTTATTGCTTTCATTTTTAGCGTCTTTTTTTTAAAAAGCGTTCACGTAATACTTGATAATATAGTATACGTGCGTACCACTTTGTGTTTAATTGATTTTCAGTTACTTATCTTAGTCGTTCGTATAGACTCGAGTTACTCGACTTTTGCGCCCTCTGCGCTACTTTCTCCACCTGTTTTTTCTTCGGCTGCCATGCCTTTTTTCGCCTTTTCAGCGATTGTATTTTCCCTTTTGGCTTTGTAGCTTCCACTAACTTTATCCATTGCTTCTACCGCTATTTCGAACCTGTCCGTCCTTATGTCATAAGCCGGATTTACACCTTCTTTTCTTTCTTGGTAGATTATTGGTGCCCCGTCTGTGATCGGCTCCTTGTTGTTTACTATACGGTTTACTTTTTGCTCGATTGTTTCTCCCTGGTAGCTGCTGTTGACTTTTAGCAGCGATTTCTTTGGATGAATTTTTTTATACATATATTTTGTTTTAAAATGTGCGTTTACAGTATGCGCACCCCACTTTCGCCCGTAACCCTTACAGGTTCGGCATTATTTTCGCACTCATTTTTCTCCTTACTGTCATATCCACTCCAATTTGCGCCCAGAAATTTTGTGCGTCTAGTGCTGTTTGTGCGAATATGAAGTTGAATTTGCTTGGATCTATATATGTTGTCAGATCCTCGATCCCTGTTTCTTTTGCTGAGTACCTTCTGTTCAGTGTCATGAACATTTCATTGTTTGCTATTGCGAAGTTTCCTCTTACCTGGTTTACATTCGTCATGTAGTTTATCCAGGCTGGTTGTTTACCTGCTGATTTTTGTACCCATTCTCCACCTGTGTATTCTGTATCCCACCATGCCATTTGTTCTGTGATAAGTTCCTGGAATCCGATTTCGTCAAGTGCTGGTTTGTGGAGATCATCCATTGTTTGTAGATGTACGTCCCATTTGTTTCCCTGGCTATAATCAATTCTTGGTGTTAAGCTGATTATTCCCATTATGTAACTTGGTTCATCCACTTTACACACGATTGTTCCTCCTTTGTGTTTTTTTGCCATTATTCCTTTTCCGGCCAGTGTTCCCAATGGTTGGTTTAATTCGCTTCCGCTTTCTGCTTGGCTTACTACTTCTTGGAATACCAGTTCTTTGATCAGTCCTCCCATGTACATTGGTGTCTCTGCTCCTTTGTATCGGCTGTGCGTATATACTGCATCCTGCCAGTCATCGTATGTTCCGCCACTTACAGCGATTCTGTTCAGCATGTCGTACACTTTTTTACTCAGGTTTAGTGTGTCGATTGTGAAGCTTCCACCTGTTGTATCCACTGCTGTTATTGCTGTTATTCCGTCCACTCCATCTATCCATTCTGTTTTTATCCAGTTGTTGAATAGGTCACTCTGGTATGTTTTTATTGCTAGTCCTTCCTGACTACTCAGTATTGTCGGTATATCGTTTGCGATTTCGTATACCCACTGATATGGTTGTATTTGTGTTACTGCTGTTGTGATGTTGAATTGATCATACCCCTGGTGTGCCAGTATTTTTGTTCTCATTACGTCGATATTTTCCAGATCGAACGTTGCTACCGCCGGCGCTCCTACTCCCAGGTCATTACCTGTTATGTATCTCCAGTTATTCATGTACTGGCTTATTCCCCATCTTTCTGCGTTGTATACTCCTGTATAGAAGTCTCCTACTTTTGTGATTGTGTTACACAGGTCTTCGAATGATACTATTCCCATTGATGTATTGAACAGTATTTGACTTGGTATGATTGTTTGTCCTGCTGTTACTTCGATTTGTACCTCTGTGAATCTTGTCATAAATATGCTCACCCAGGTTGGTGATTGAGGTACTATTGTTGTTGTACTTCCCTGTGTTACTGTTATTTCTAATACATTTTCCAGTAGTGCTTGTGCAGGTGTATGTATTACTGCTCCGATCTCTTCCTGCTTGTTTGCATAGTAGTTTTTGTAGATTTCCCAGTATGCCAGGAACGGAACTGCATTGAATGTCCTTGTTTGTACGTCTTCTGTTATTCCGAATCCTCTCACTCCCAGGTAGCTCATAATGCTACTAGGGTTTACCTGGCAGTTGTCTAAGTCATCTATTGCTGTCCTGTCTTCTATCGGGTTTACTGTGAAGCTTATTCCAGGTAATTTGATCAGGCTCATGTTCCTTCCGATGTTCAGTGCGTTGTTGTGCAGATGGCTGTTATATAGCCTGATTGGTGCCTGGAATATATCCAGTTGCACTTTGTAGCTTCCGAACAATGGCCCGATTGTCGGGTGTGTTTTGATGTCGCATCCCAGGTTGATATCGAAGGTGTCCCCTGGTAGTGCTACCTCGCATAGGAACGGTACTAGTGTTCCTGCGCTCATTGTGCTTCTCCATACATAGCCCATGTCATGTGTGCTTCTGCTGTACCCGTGCAGTTCCACTTTCATTTTGTTTCCTGACCCTAGCCGGTCACCGCCTAGTGTTTTTTTCATTTGCTTTTGATTTTGATTATTAATAGAGATAGGGCCATTGTGGCCCTATCGTTTATCCCTGTGGTATTTCACTTAGTACTTGTTTCAGTTCTTCTCCTGTTGCTGTCTCTAGTTTTGTTGCGTCACTGAATCCTTTTTTATATGATTCTTTTCGTATTTCTTCAGCCTTTTCTCCCACTATTACTATCATCGTTATGATAAGTTCCCATTTGTGGTTTTCTGGCCATGTCCTGGCTTCTTCTTGTGTTTCGCAGTCCTCACTCACTTTATAATTTCCCATTGTTAGATAGTGTTTATCTTTTTCACCTCTGTAGTCACTCCACACCGTGAATGGTGTGTTTTCTATCGGGAATCTCTCAATCAGTGAAGAGTTCTCGTTGTGGGTTTCTTCTGCATTCGTGGACATATTCAATATGTCCCTTTGTTTTGATGTCGTTGATTTTGACATGTTTTTTGATTTTTATTGTTATGTAATTACGGGTTGCGTTGTATTTTGTGATTTCCTCTCCTGTTTCTGTGTCTACGTATTTACTGTTTGATGTCCAGTGTATTGCCGTGTTCATTTCCTATTACTTTTAGGATTTTCTTGTACTGCTTTTCACTTACTGCCAGTACTTCACTTTCTTCTTTACTATTTTCTATGATTATGTAGTGTTTTTTCTTTCCTCTTACGTCTACTAACGTAGCTCCTTTTACTTTTACCATTATCTAGTTTTTACTTGATGATATATATATTCTTTCCCATGTTTTTACTGAACCAGTTACACTTGTTACTATTTCAGTTTTGTTTTCAGTTGTGTATGTTTTTATCTCTTTCATATTTCAAATTTAGTACTTCGTATTTACATTTCCAACTTTTTTACTTATTATTTTTATTTTTTTATTTTTCTTCTTTAATTGTATTTGTTGGGTTGTCTACACGAAGCTACGCCCGTTTAATTTGAATATGTTTCTGCCCGCCTTCCAGGCGGCTTGTTTCATCGTTGTTTAGTGTGCCCGTACCATAATCCGTGGCCGTCCGGGGGCCAAACCCCGGCGGGGCTCGGGGCAGAGCCCCGGATACCCGTTATTGTGTATTTTCTAGTCTCTTTGCCATTAGTATTTGTCGCCTTGCTATTTCATATTGTTCCCTGTTCCAGTCTTTTTCACCGTCTCCATATCCTAGTTTTTTGTTCTTTTTTCTGTAGTGTTCAAGGCTACGCCAGTAGCCTTCTTCTCCCTGGCTTATGTC